CAACCTGCGTACGACCGGTAGGCATGGTGATTTCAGTCCAAACCTTGCGCAGTTCGACCCAGGCCATCGCGCCGCCGCCCATGGCATCCGGGGCGCGCTGGTTCTTCTGCAGCGAACAGCGGTGACGCAGGGGGCCAGCTCTCATACATTCACCCAACGGTATGGACGCCAAAGCGCATTGGTGGATTGCGGCAGCTCGGCAGCTGTCACACCCACCACCGCCGATTCGCGATTTGCATACCAGTGCCCGACCAGCAGCAGAGCGCCCTGCTCCACTGCTTTGGTCGGCAGCATCGCGCTGCCAACCGGATCGGGGAGCGCGTCGCCAGGGTCGACCAAAGTGCGATTGGTCCAGGCCGTGAAAGCGCTGAATGCCGCATCGACATAAGCCTGTATCAATGCGTCGTCATCGTCGCCATCCACGCGCAGGTGAGCTTTGACGATGGCTATATCAAGCATCGGCTGGGACCAGGGCCTGCAGCGCTTCCTTGTTCGCGCCCGCGTCAAATTCGATGCCTTTGGCGGTGAGCCAATCCTTCAACTTGGGTACTGTCATTTTGAGCGGATCAGCGACGTCTTCCAGTTCCTTCTGCGCCTTGATGGCTGCATCGATCTCTTCCTGAGAGCTGCGGGAGGCATAACCCTCAGGCGGGTAATTGATCGCCGGGTAACCAGCCTCGATAAACTCGAGGATGGTCGGACCGTCCATACGCAGATCAGGCAGCGGTCGCTCACCGAGATACGTGGCGACATTCAAGTGATCAACCGCAACCAGTGCGCAGCGATCAGATACCTCCTGCTCGCCGGTCTCGACTTGCACTACGTGATTGCCTTCAACCGCGAAGGGAAAGGCCTGGGTAACAAGAATCTTAGGCATAACGATCTCCAGAAGATCGGGCGTCCAAAGACGCCCGCCGCTATCACGCGCTGAGGGTCAGGACTTTTACAGCCTGGGAGTCGACCAGCATGCCGCCGACGCGCTTGGTGGTGTAGAAGCCGACATAAGGCTTGTTGGTGTAGGGGTCGCGCAACACACGGGTGCCGATGCGGTCCACGATGGTGTAGGCGCGCTTGTAATCGCCGAACGCTATAGCGTTGGCATCAGCGGCTACATCCGGCATGTCTTCGTTCTCGACGATGCCGTAGCCCAACAGCGTAGACAGCACGCCCGCTTCCAGGCCGGGGCGCCACAGATAGTTACCCTCGCTATCCTTCAGCTTGCGAGCGTAGGCGACGGTCAGGTTACCCATCATGAACTTGCCATTGGCGCGGTAACCGGCTTTCAAGGAGTGGATCAGGTCAATCAACTTGTCGCCGTTGAAGCCGCCGGCGATGCCTGATACGAGCTTTTGCAGGCTGCCGAACGCGCGGGTGTCGTCACCTGTGGTGAGCAGCGGGTAGGCCAGCAGGCCTTTCGGCTTGTTCACGCCGTTGCCCAACAGGAAGGCGCTACCTTCCTTCTCGGAAAACTCGCGGGCGACTTCACTGTTCAGCCAGGCCTCGGCGTTGAAGAAGATATCGTCCAGGCTGGTCTGGGTGGCCTGGGGATTGGAGTAGATCTCACCCATGAAGGCAGAGATCTGACCCAAGGTCGGCGTTCCGGTGGCCGGACGGGCGTCGGTCTCGCCAACCCAGCCGGAACCCGCGCCACCCAGACTCACCAGCCGCTTGTAATCCGGCGAGCCTACGGTGATCTGATTGCACACTTGGCGCATTGGCGAAGCATCTTTCAGCAGTTCGATGATAGTGCGGTCCATTTCCTCGGGAACCGCGTAACCACCATCAGCCTCGGTGCCGATTTGCAAAGCCTTGGCTTGCAGATCGCCCAGGCCGCTGTCGACGCCTTTGCGCACGAACTGAAGGAACGCCGTTTTGTGCTCGCCAGCAGCCTTAGTGCCAGTACCGTCCGGGCGCTTGAGGTCAGCCAGCTCTTTTTCCAGCGCGCCTTTGAGTTCGTCCAGCTCGCCCAGCTTTTCATTCAGGGTATCGACCTGGCCGGACAGCTTGCCCTTCTCGGCTTCCAGGCCGTCAATGCGCTTGTCGTTCTTTTCCTTGAACTCGTCAAACTTCTTGCCCAAGGCTTCGGCAACGTCTTCGATATCTTTCTTTTCAACAGCCATGAGAGGCTCCTTACAGTCGATCAATAAGTGATTTCAGGGATTGCAATGCGTCGTCGGCATCCGCCTCTCGCGGTGAAACTGCGCCGTAGCCTTTGGCCATAAAAGCCTTGGCCTGGGAGCCGGAAAACCCTACCTCTCGCAGGGCTCGCTCCACTTTGCTGGGTGGCGGTGTTTGTCCGCGCGCCAGCAGAGACTTCACGTCGGTGATTCGGGCATCATCGTTGGCCGGGAAGGTGACCAGGGACACCTCCCACAGGTCGATAGCCTTCAAAATCCAGACGCCTTTTTCCTTGTCGTACTCGTAGTCATCGAGCATGTAGCCGATCGACATACCGCTGAGGCTGCCTGCCTTCATGTGCCCGTGAGCGCGCTTGGCCAGCGGGTCGTCATCGATCAGCAGTCGCCCCTTGACGTAAAGCCCTGTGTCGTCCTCGCGCATCTCGGTATAAACACCGATCGGCTCGCTCATGTTGTGCTGCCAGAGCATTGCAGGCAGTCGGGCCTTCTCTTTCCAGCGCGCCAGGGTGGCGTCAAAAGCACCGCGGACCACGACGTCTCCGTAGCTGTCCTCCACGCCGAACACCGAGCCGTAGCCCTCAAACTCACCGCTATCACTGACCGATTTAATGGTCAGCGGCAGGTCAAGGCGCTGTTTTGTTTGCATCGACATCGGATGCCTCCGGCTTGGTGGTCATGTTCATCGGGGTGAGATAGATGTCGCCGCCCTCGCGAGGGTTCAGGTCTTCAAGCTCGCGGCAGTCGTTGGGGCTCAAAATGCCCCACTGAATGCCCTTTCCGTACGAGGTGTAGCGGCCATTCAAGTCGCCGCGCATCAAGGCGCCGGCGTTGAATTTGGCGTAATGGGTGAGCCGGTCCCGCTCATTGAGCAGACCGACCTGAATTCGGTGCTCAATACGGGTGATAAGCGGCACAAGCGAGTAGTTCACGAAGCTCATGCCCATGTTTTCAACGTTGTTCAGCGTCATTTTTTCCATGTTTGCCACCAGGTGGGGCGGCACACGGAATAAGCCGCACAACTGGGCCTCGGTGAGCCGTTTCGACTCGATGAACTGAGAGTCCTGGGCATTGAGACTGATTGGCTTCCAGTCCAGGCCAGCCTCCAACACCATGGGCTTGTAAGCGTTTGCCACACCCATGTGCTCACCGTTGAACTGATCCTTCAGACGCTTGAATGCCTCGTCGGTGAGCTTTTCACTGGTAGCCAACACCCCGCTGGCAACCGCGCCGTTCGTGAACAGCTTCGCAGCATGAGCATCCATCGCCTGACCAAGGCCCAGCGCCTGGCGGGCGTAGGCGATGGGGTTCAATCCGTTTAATCCGTCCAGCGTGAACAGCCGAACGTGCCAGATTTCATCCTGACTCAGCACCCGGGGCCCGCTGCTGAAGTTGACCGAGTATTCAACTGTCCAGTCATCCTTGAGTTTTGGCTTTACCGAGTCCGGATTGATCGGCAATAGCTCAACCACATTGCCCAGCGCCTTAACCTTGTAGGCGTAGAAGTTGCCCCGCAAACACAGACAGGCCACCAACATCTCCCAAAATTCCTGGGAGGTCATGTAACCGTTGGGTGCCATTGAGAGCAGCGGGTAAAGCCGGTGCCCAATGGCCGGCAGGCGCTGCTTATCTGTCTGTTTAAAGAGGGTGCAAGGCAGCATGCCAACTGACTCGGACAGGACCCGCACGCAGTTGAATACCACCAGCTGCTGCAATGCGCTGGTGGTGGTCACACGCTGGCCGCTGTTCGTGTCGTAGCCCGATCCCAGCGCCCGAGCCAATTTCTCGGAAGTGTCGACAACCTGCGGATCGCCCTTGCGACCGAATAGGGACCGCAGCATCAGCGACCCCCTCGCACGACGGAGACGAGAGCTAGGCTCAGCAGGACAGCGCCGCATACAGAGAGCGCCACGGCCTCGCCCCAGCCAGCCCACAGGCCGCGAGTCAGCAAGCAGAGGCCAAGCACGCCCACTAGATCAGGCGCAGCGCTGGCCAGCAGCGCAAACCTTGACGGCTTCTCGCTCGATTGTTCGGTCATAGGGTTCGAATTCCGTGCTTAACGATGTGGTCAGAGAGGGAGTCTTCAGGCGCCGCGCGCGCCAGAACTCGACCGATAGCCATGATCAGCGCCACGGCGCCGTCGATTTTGTTGTCATTGCCCTGCTTGATCGCGCGAACGACATCGTCGTTGCCCGGCAGGAACTTGCCGATCACGTTGCCGATGCACCAGGTCATGATCGGATTGCCGTCGTGGTGAAACCGACCGGATTCGATCGCCGCCTCCAGTTCTTTCATGGGGTCGGACATGTTGGTGTAGTTCTGGGTGATCGTGATTGGCGAAAGCCCCTCGTCATCCAGCTGATGACTGAGGTTGGTAGCACCGTGCGGGTCAATCGGGCTTTCGCGCACTGGCGCCAGCTTGTTGGCCTCTTTGCACTCCTCGAGGATGTCCCGATAGTCGATCTCGGCGCCCTGAGAGGTGTACAGGTAGCCCGCGTTGAGCCAGGCCTGGAACCGCTCGAACATTCGCCGGTTGTCGGTATTGAAAGCCGTGTCTTCTGGCACCCAGAACCGTGGCGCAACGCTGTAATAGTGGATTTTTCCGTCGATCTCGCGCCAAAACAGCCGGGCCATCGAGTTCATATCCAGCTTGCGGGCAAGGTCGAGCCCCAGATTGCACTCCTGCCCTTCGAACTGTTCCAGGTTGAGACTGAGGTCTTCGCACGCTTTCCAGCTCTGCAGGTTGAAAAACCCTGATTTGGCGCTCACCCAGACGTTGAGATGCTTGGTCTTGAAGGTATTGGTGAACCGCGCCGAGCGAATTGCACGCTGCTGCTGGCTCTCCAGGTACTCCTGAAATACCGAAACCCCGATGCATGGGTTGGCCTTCGCCAGATTCTTCGGGTCCGTCCAGTCGTCGCCCTCGTCCAAGGTCCAGATATAGCCGAACAGCTCTTCGTCCGGCACCGTGCCGTCCAGCATCTCCAAGACCTGGCGGCGCTTGTCGTAGCATGGGCCCTCAATGTTCGCCCCGGCCGTCGTGATGATGAACATCAGCGGTTGTCGGCGGGCGCCCATGCCAGTGAGCATGGTGTCGTACAAAGCGGCAGTTTCGTGTTCGTGGAATTCGTCGATGATCGCGCAACTGGGCGATGCGCCGTCGCCAGGGTCTCCGATCAGGGGCTCAAACCGACTGTTGTCGGCCGGTATGTTCATGTTCGAGGCATTGATCTCAATGCCAACGGCCCTGATCAGCATCGGGGACCGCTGAATCATCAGCTTGGCCGGACGGAATACTTCCCAGGCCTGCTTTTCACTCGTCGCGCCAGCGTAGACCTCGGCGCCGAACTCCTTGTCCATCACGAACATGCTGGAACCGACACCAGCGGCAATCACGCTTTTGCCATTCTTGCGCGGCACTTCCCAGTAGCTTTCGCGGAACCGGCGGTGAGCGCCCCTCTTCCTCATCCAGCCGAAGGTGCAGGCCAGGCCGAACAGTTGCCACGGCTCCAGGGTGATCAGCTGCCGCTTGTAGGCCCATTCTCCCTTCGTATGCGGCAGAAGCTGTATGAATTTCAGCTTCTTCTCTGCCTTAGCCGGGTCGAATTTGAACGGAAAATCCTTCGACCGACTCTTCGTGACGTCGTCGAAATGCCGCTCGATGGCCTGGTGGATATACCGACAGGCCGGAAACTTGCCTTTCAGGACCGACCTCGCCCAAACCATAGCCTTATCGACGTTGGTGTGGGCAGTTTTGGCCATCAGGTACTCAGAAGGTCTGAAAACGGGTTTGTGGGTTCCGGCTTGTTGCCACCGATGATTCTGGTTCTGCTGGCGGGGTCCAGGCCCAACATCGAACCGAACGTGACCATTTGGCGCATCGCCTCGTTGGCGGCGGTAAGTGCCGGGTTCTTGATCGGGCTGCCCATGGCGGACGTGACAACAATCCCGAACTGCTGGACGGAATCTTGAGCCAGGCGCCAGTTCCCGTAGGCAGTGCAAAACGCCTCGACGTTATGCAGGTCGGTCAGCGCCAACACCTTCGCAGAACAAAGCTGCGGGACAATCATCTTCCAAACGCGGCGAGCGTTTTCGCTCAACCAATCCGGCGGATCGATGTCGTTGACCAGGGAGAAATCCGGTTCGTGCTTATTCAGCGCGCGCTTGCCTGGGTTACCGGCTAGTGCCTTCTGGGCCGTGGGTTTCGGACGACGGCCCGACCGTCCCGCGACCCCCGGCATTGGCTAACTCCTGAACTTTATATTTCGCGGCGACAGAAGAACGGTGGGATGGACCATTTCCGAGCAAAAGATCCGGAAGTTTTTCCCTCCCCCCTCCGCCATTTGAGAATCATTCTTACGCACCAACTGAGTGCGAGCACCAAAACAGTGCGAATCCGGTCATTTGACCGGGTAGCCATCCAGCCCGGCGGGCGGCCGGTACTCGTAGCCAAGGTCCTCGGCTGTCTTCTGGTGATGGCAACCGCCGACACCCTTGCAGAGCACCTGGCAGTTCTCCTCCACATCCTTGCCACCCTTGGATAGCGATACGGTGTGGTCCAGTTCGAAGCCGCCCGGGTAATCAGTAAGTCTGCCGCACCTGGCGCAGGTTGGGTTCTTCGTCCAGACACTCAGTCGGCGCTTCTGTAGCGCTCGGCCAGCCAAGCGTGGCGCGCTGCCATGGCTTTTGACCTTGGCCAGGTGTGCGTGGCCATCGCAGTAGGCGGCGTTACGGTGCAGCGTGTTACAGCCTGCGTGACGGCAGGGCTTCTGTGGACGCTGCGGCATTCAGTGGCTCACTCAACGGTAGCGCGCGGCCAGATCGACCGGGCGTAAGCCAGAGCACCAGCGTGGGCATGGTCTTCTGGCATGATCATGGGGAACGGTGGAAAGCCTGGGACTGCGACGTACCAAGACTTTTTTACTGGCTCTGACTGCGCAGGATCTGGGCATCGACCTGGTCCGCGCATGTGTCGAGCAGGTTCACTGCCCTGTCCTTCAGCGTCCACAAATCACCATTCAATGCCAAGTCTTCATCAGCCGTGCTGATGCGCTCACACGGCACAAGCTCAGGGGGTTTGAGCCTTACCGCCGTTGTCTTTACTACCAGTGGCTGCGGGCTTGCCGCGCAGGCCGTCAGGCAAAGGCTGAGCAGCCCAGTCACGAACAGGCTTGCTGGTGCGCTTGAGTTGTTCAAAGTCTTTCCTCGCCTTCAGGGCTTTCTGTTCGCTGTCCTTCAGGCGCTTGGCCAGGTCAGCCTGATAGTCGGCATTGCGCTTCGCCTCTGCCCGCAAGTCGGTGATCGTGGCCTGACTTTCCTTGTTGGCGGCCACTGCGGCCTGGGTGGCGTCGGTAGCAATGGTGACCTGACCCTGCAGTGCAATGACGCGGTACTGCTGAATGCCGACCAGAAGCAGCGCGACCAGGGCGACGATCAATGCAACGGCGAACGCTTTCATAGTGTGTCCGCCTTGCGGCCCAGGAAGCGGGTGACCAGCTCACGTATTGCCGTGACACCAAGGAAACCAATGGTGCCGCCGGCGGCGACTGACAGGCTCGAGGGCCAGGCCATCCATTCGATAACGCTGCTGGCAGACAGGCTCAGGCCACCACAGATCAGCGCTTCGAACACAATCCGGCGTGTACTGGTCTCCTTGGCGTCGTACAGAACACGAAGGGCCGAGATAAGGATCGCCATGATTGCGCCCTGCCAAAGTGGATTCGAAAGAGCGACCCAGAGCGCGGCCCACGTATCTGGCTTTTCAGGCATGGTTGGCATCCGGTGTCCTCCCTTTCGGGGAGCAGAAAGTAAAAGACCCCAGCGAATGCTGAGGCCTGGAATAGTTGTGCGTGTCTTCCCACGCTGCCCAGCATGACCGCCCCGGAAGCGTAATCGAGAGGGTGAGGGCTTCATGCCTGCCGGTGTTCTTGCATGACACGTGACTACCGGCGATACCGTGTGCAGATCTGCCCGAGGGCCGCTCTGCCTGCGTTCCAACAACGAAAAAGCCCCGCACGATGGCGAGGCTTTAGGTGGGGTGTCGCGCTGAACAGCTGAACACCGTGACATGAAAACAGAGCTATTCCATATGGACAACTATTTCATGCGGCTTCTTTCAATTGCTCGAGCACGCAATCTATCCAGGCAACCCCGGCCTTGATCAACTCGCGGGCCTTCATCTCGCTCACACCATAATGGCGGCCGACACGAACAGCGGGCCACTTCGCGCCGTAGTAGAGCCAGATCATGTCGCCCATCTGCTGATCGCGGCGGCACAGCCTGGCCAATGCAGAATCCACCACCCCGGCCAGGTCATCGGTAATGGTGTAGGACTTGGTCGTAGATGGCAGCATGTCGCGCATGATGGCCAGCATCGGTGAGGCGTAACTGGGGATGCCCATTCCATCCATACGCCACCAACCCCATTGCTCGAGCATGTGCTCGGTATCCCCCAGCGGGCGGTGAAGCGGCTTGCGAATCATCATGGTTCAGTCCCCTGTGTAATGAGTTCCGCCTGGGCCCAGGCGGTTGTTCTGTTCGTATTGCTGCTGCACGCCGCTGCCTCGATCCGCCCGAGACATGTCCCGCTCAAGCAGCAAAATCCGCTCGGTCAAAAACCGAATGAGCGCAGGCATCTCTGTCGGCTCCACTGAACGACCATCGTCGGCGTAGACCCAGCCAAAGCCAGTGCAGCAAACGCAATCCAGTTCGTAGAAAAGGCCTTTCACAACCCCGCGACCACGGCAGTCCGGGCAGTTGATAACGGGC